GAGGATTTGCTTCAGGATCTTAAAGACCTGCAGTTGAAACAGGAGCGACTAAATGACGGAGAACTCAGAGACTTCGAAAGAAGTACCTAAGAAAAAAGAAGCATTACTCGATGCTTACAAAGAAAAAGAAGAAACCCAAACATTTTTAGATGCCAAAGCGTTAGAGAGCGAAGATCTATTAGATAGATTGCCGACTCCAACGGGATGGAGACTTTTGGTGTTGCCTTACGCAGGACCTAAGAAAACTAAAGGTGGGCTTATTCTTACCGACACAACCAACGAAACAATACAGATGACAACCGTGTGTGCTTATGTATTGAAAGTTGGGGAACTTGCATACAAAGACAAAGAAAAGTTTCCAGATGGACCATGGTGTTCAAAAGGAGACTGGGTAATCTTTGGAAGATACGCAGGTTCTAGATTTAAAATAGAAGGCGGCGAAGTTCGTATTCTAAACGATGATGAAATCATCGCTAGGATTAAAAACCCAGAGGATATACTTCACGCATATTAACACACGCAAAAAACAGGAGCTACAAAATGTTAGAAGAAAACAAATCACCATCTGTTGAATTAGATACAGACGGTATCAACGAACAGGCTGTTGAAGTCGAAAATAAAGTCGAAGAATCAACACAACCTGAATTACCAAAACAGGAAGTTGATCTTGGTTATACAGAACATGGCCAGGAAGAAAAACCTGAAGGTATTGAAAAAATTAAAGTTGAAGAGAAAGAAGAAACTCAAGAAACACCTAAAGATAATTTAGGAGATATTTCTGATTCTGTTCAAAAAAGAATTAACAAATTAACTTATAAAGTTAGAGAGTTTGAAAGAAGAGAAAAAGCTGCATTAGATTATGCAAAGTCTCTTCAAAAACAACTAGAAGATACAAAATCTAGACACTCTAAAACTTCAAAAAGTTATGTTGAGCAATACTCCGCAAGAGTTTCAGCTGAACAAGAAAAAGCTAAAATCGCATTAAGAGAAGCAATCGCTGAACAAGATGCAGATAAAATAGCGGAAGCAAACTCAGCAATTGCAAAGTTAGCAGTAGAAGCTGAAAAAGCTAAAATGACTGCTGTTGAAGAGGACAATGCGCCTATTCAAACTCAACAACAAGTTTCTCAGGAAACTACTCAAGCACCTCAAAATCCAACATATCCAGAACCATCTGCCAAAGCTAAGTCTTGGGCAGAGAAGAACGAATGGTTTGGATCTGACAAGATTATGACAAGTGCCGCTTTCCAAGCCCATCAAGATCTTATGGACCAAGGGTTTGACGCAGAGAGTGATGAGTATTATAATGAGATAGACAAAGTTATGAAGGATAATTTTCCTCATAAATTTGAAACAAAACAGGAGCCACAGAAACCCGTCCAAACTGTAGCATCTGCACAAAGAAACCAAAGCGGACGCCGATCAGTGAAACTCACTCGTTCACAAATAGCTATCGCTAAGAAATTAGGAGTGCCACTAGAGGAATACGCAAAATTCGTGAAGGAGAATGCAAATGGATAAAATAAAAAGAACCTCACGCGAGTCTGAGACAAGAAAAGTAGAAATGAAAAAAACTACCTGGACTCCACCCTCAAGTTTGGATGCACCACCTGCACCAAATGGGTATGCGCATAGATGGATTAGAACATCTGTAGCTGGGTTTGAAGATACAGCAAACGTAACTAAAAAACTCAGAGAAGGATGGGATTTTGTCAGAGCTGATGAAGTCACAAATGATCCAAATCTAAGTAAGTATCCAATTTTAAAAACAGGTGAATATTCTGGATGCATCGGAATTGGAGGCCTTGTGCTGGCAAGGATACCAGAAGAGATTTTGAAGTCACGCGCAGAGTATTTCAGTAGAATTACTCAAGATCAAATGAACGCGGTTGATAATGATCTTATGAAGGAGCAGCGACCAGAGATGCCAATCAATATTGAGAGGCAATCTCGTGTGACCTTCGGTGGGACTAAGAAGTAATTCTTAACGATAACCATCTAAGGCGGCTTAAATATAAACTAATAGGAGAAAACAACTATGGCAAACGTAGTAGAAAAGTTCGGTCTAAGACCTTACAGAAAACTAGATGGTACGCCATTAGTGGGTGCTCAAAACAGATATACAATTTCAAGCGGTGAAGCGACTGCTATCTATCAAGGTGACTTAGTTGTCCCTGCGACTGATGGTGATATCACTAGACACACTGCAGGAAACAGTGCATCTGTAATCGGAGTATTCAATGGGTGTTTTTATACTGATCCTACGACACAAAAGCCGACTTACAGCAACTATTACCCAGGTGGTATTGCAGCTGACGACATTACAGCATTTGTAATTGACGACCCAGATGCAGTATTCCTAATGGATGCTGATGAGACTTTTGCTAGAGAGGATCTGTTTCAAAACTACTCAGTAACTAATGCTACTGGTAATACAAAAACAGGAATCTCAGAAGTTCAATTGGACGTTTCTGAGAGCGGAACTAACGCATCATTTGTGATTCAGGCGATTGATATTTCTCAAGACCCTAATAACAATGATACTGGTTCGGCTAATGCAAACGTATTAGTAAGAATAAACAAACACTTTTACCGTGATGGTACAGGTATTTAATTAGAATAAGGAGATAAAACAATGGCTATATCAAGAGCACAGCTAGTTAAAGAACTAGAGCCAGGTTTGAATGCTTTATTCGGCCTGGAATACAATAGGTATGAAAATCAGCATGCGGAAATTTTCCCAGCTGAGACATCTGAGAGAGCTTTCGAAGAAGAAGTAATGCTTTCAGGTTTCGGTTCTGCACCAACTAAACAAGAAGGTGCGGGAGTAGTGTTCGATCAAGCAACTGAAACATTCACTGCTAGATACAACCACGAAACTATCGCATTAGCATTCTCAATCACTGAGGAAGCAATCGAAGACAACCTATATGACAGATTGGCAGCTAGATACACAAGAGCTCTAGCGAGATCAATGTCAAACACTAAACAAGTTAAAGCAGCGAACGTACTAAACAACGCTCAGAAAACTACTGTTGTAGGTGGTGACGGAGTATCATTAATTAATGATTCTCACCCACTAGCAACTGGTGGAACTTTCTCGAACGTTTTAGCAACTGCAGCTGACCTTAACGAAACATCACTTGAGCAGTCGTTAATTGACATTCAAGGCTTCGTAGATGAAAGAGGATTGAAAATCGCTCTTCAAGGCAGAAAGATGATAATTCCAAAAGAATTACAATTCACTGCTGAGAGATTGATGAAATCACCTCAAAGAGTCGGAACAGCTGACAATGACATTAACGCGGTTGCGAACATGGGAATGGTACCAGAAGGTTACAGAGTGAATAACTTCTTAACTGACACTGATTCATTCTTCTTAATCACAGATGCTCCTAACGGATTCAAGCATTTCGTGAGATCGCCAATCAAAACTGCTATGGAAGGTGACTTCGATACAGGTAATGTTAGATTTAAAGCGAGAGAAAGATACAGCTTTGGATTCTCAGATCCAAGATGTGTTTTTGGTAACGGTAACTTACCAACTAGCTAATAGTTAGTTAAATCGTTAACAAGTTAAAGGGGCGGTGAATTTACACCGCCCCTTTTTTTATGTATAATTAAACAACTGCATATAACTTCGACACAGACGGATGCAGCCGACGGCCTAGAGACTGTGTTGAAATAACTAGGAGAATATTTATGGCTAATACAACATTTAACGGCCCAGTAACTTCATTAAATGGATTTATTGGTGGCGCTAATCCAAATGCTTCTGACACTCAACAAGGTGGTTCAGTAGTTTGGACAGTATCAAACGACACAACTTTAACTATCGCATCTGGTACAAGATCAGGTGAAACTTTACTTGCAACAGCAAATGAAGGTGCGATGGTTTACACTGGTGATGGTGCATCAGGAAATGCAGTATATGCGTTTTCAGATGGAACTAACTGGTTAAGAATGGATACAAGAGCAGCAGTAGCTAACTCTTAATAACAATTAGTGGCTCCTTCGGGAGCCACAAACTAAGGAGAAATAAATGTTTCAAGGTGATGTAAAATCGAGGTTTTTCGAAGATACAAATGCAGAGTCAACTACTTACGTTGCTGCAGCTTCAACACCTGCAACTACTTTCACTTTAGCTAACTCGTCTTTTGGTACAAATACTGGAAGAAAAATTACAGCAACAACTACAGGAACTGGTGATGGAACAAAAACTGTTACGATTGTTGGAACGGATGTAAATGGAGATGATGCAACAGAGGTAATTAATTTACCAGGTACAGCATCAACAACTTCAGGAACTACAACATTCTTTCAAACAATTACTTCTGCAACTGTTAGTGCACAACCTGCTGCTAACGTTTCATTAGGAATGACCGATGATGTTGCGGGTGGTATTTTTGCTGGTAGAACAAGAGTTAGACAAATGCAAGTAAGTTCAGGAGGTTCAGCTGGTAATGTTGAAGTTAGAAATGCAAGTACAGCAGGAACTACAGGTATAACTGTTAGAACGACTGCTACTGCAGATGACAATACAACTATTAACATTCCGCAAGATGGTGTGTTATTTAAAAATGGTGCATATGTAACATTTTTAGAAACTGAATGTACTGCGGTAACTGCATATTTCGATGGCTAATTACGGAATACAAACACGAGGTACAGGCAAAGCCGTTATGCTTAGCAAAGGCGGCATGCCTGCTCGTAATAAAAAAAATTTTAGATCCACTGAATCTGGCGCAGGGATGACTCAAGCAGGAGTCATGGCATATAGAAGAAAAAATCCTGGATCTAAATTAAAAACAGCTGTTACAGGAAAAGTTAAAAAAGGATCTAAAGCAGCTAAAAGAAGAGCTTCATATTGTGCAAGATCTGCTGGACAAATGAAAATGCACAATGTAAGTTGTAAAAAAACACCAAAGAAAAGAATTTGTGCCGCAAGAAGACGATGGAAATGTTAAGTGGCTTATTTAAATGCGAGCACTCCTCCAATATATTGTAAAATTCGTACAGAATATTTATACGACATGGATCAATCGCGAAAAGGCGAAAGAGATTGTGTTATTTTTGGAATTACTTCTATTACGGGACGTGCCATCTTATTTAACATCATGCTTACAAACGGCGCGTGCTATTGGCGTTTGCCTATCTCAGCGTTTTTCCAAAAACATCTTTCTAGACATCAAGTGCCCGATATGCGCCTTGACGAGCTTCAGTTGTGGAATTGTTTTAGCTATTATCCTAGTGTGCATCGCTTTGATTGGTTGGATGGTGTAGATGGTAAGTTTAGGGGAATGGATAAAAAGTTTTATCCTGGCACCTATCTTTTTACTGTTGACTGGGGTCATCCTGAGCCCA